ATTGAAAATTCAGCATAATTCTTTTAGCTTTTTGTTTAATATTTGTCTGGATATATTGAAAACTTTGTGGTATTGTTGTGTTGAAATAAATTAAGGAAGGAGGTAAGCTGATGCCTGAAGTAATTGTAGTCCAAGGAAACTTGGCAAGACAAGAAGAATTAAAATGCCGTGTCGGTGCGTATGCAAGAGTTAGTTCTGATTCAGACGATCAGCTAAACTCTTTCTTTAATCAGGTACAGCACTACACGAAATTAATAAAAAGCAATCCTGAATGGGAACATGTTGACATCTATGCAGATGAAGGTGTAACAGGAACCCGTGCCGATAAACGTTCTGACTTTAACAGAATGATAAAGGATTGCGAAGATGGCAAGCTCGATAAGATAATTACAAAATCAATATCGAGGTTTGCAAGAAATGCAGTTGACTGTGTTAAAATTCTGAAGCACTTGAAGAATTTTGGTGTGTCGGTTATTTTCGAAGAAGACCATCTGGACTCTTCAAATCCGAGCGATTTCACAATGATATGTGCAAAGGCATCTCTTGCGGAGGAACAATCAAAATCTACTGCCAAGAATGTCAGAATGGGAAACCGTTACAGAATGCAAGAAGGAACTTATGTTCAAAGCAATCCCCCTATCGGATTTATTCTAAAAGACAAGGTGCTTGTTATAAACGAAGAGCAAGCCCCTGTCATAAAAAGAATATTCGATTCCTACCTTGCAGGAAAAAGCACAAGCAGGATTGCAGAAGAACTTATGCGAGACAGAATCCCAAATAAGTATGGCAAGGTACATTGGACATCTGCAGGAATAAGCTACATCATAAGCAATGTCAGATATAAAGGCGATGCCATACTGCAAAAGTCATTCAAGACAGGGTTCCCGTACAAGCAGGTTCCCAATAACGGAGAATTGCCGAAATTTTATGTACATAATGATAACGAACCAATAGTTGATGAAAGTACATACGATAAGGCAAATGCCTTGCTGCAAACAAGACAAGAAAAGCATGCGCACAGCTCGGTTGCTAAGAACAGTATATTTGCAAGAAAAATATACTGCAAAGAATGCAAAACCCCGTACAGACACAAATCCGATACAGACAACTGGGTTTGCAGAACACACGATAAGAATTCAGACAAATGTCAGACAATGCCTATAAGCGAAGAAATGCTTAAAAAGGCATTCGTTCAAATGTATAACAAGCTTAAAGCCAATTATGAGAGAATTCTCCTGCCGTTCATCACACAGGCAGAATCAATAAAAGTCAATAAGGCAGAAAAAGAACAGATTGAAGAATTAAACATAAGAATAGCACAAATTACAGAGCAGGTTCTAACGCTTCGAAACCTTAACGGAAAAGGAGCAATAGATCCTGCTTTCTATATATCGGAGCTTAACCGACATGATAACGAGGTGATGAAGCTTCGTGCTATAAAAAGCGAGATTCTTCATAACAGCCAATATGATGATATCATATCCAAAACAAGGCTGCTTGCAAGTGAAATGGAAACGGAAAAAGCACTTGCGGAATTCAGCGAGGACAAATTCAAGAAGATCATAAGCAAAATTGAAATTGATGGCAAAATCATAGCATTTATTCTGGTAAACGGAATGGAATTCACTATTACTAAAGAGGAGGTGTTATAAATGGCAAACCGATATTTACCATTCGGATATATAATCATAGACGGCGAAATATGCATAAACGAACCCGAGGCAGAATTGATAAGAGCCATCTTTGAATTATATGCTAAAGGAAAATCCTATAGCGAAATTGCTGATAGATGTATGCTGACAGGCATCAGGTATAACCTTGACTCCGACAAATGGAACAAAAATATGGTTAAAAGGATAATCGAAAACGATAAATACACAGGCAAAAACGGTTACCTGAAAATCATAGATGAGAAGCTTTACAACAAGGCAAACAAAACAAGACTTTCCAAGAATGTAAAGCAAGAACCCGAAAAATCGGAGCTTGACAAATTCATACGGCTACACAGCGAATGTCCCGATTGTCATTCTCCTCTCAAAAGACAACATCAAGGACACGATGAAAAGACATGGACTGCATACAAATGCACAAATCCCATATGTCCTGCAAAGTCTATAAAAGAGAATCGACTCTATCAGCTTATAACGGAAATGACAAACCTACTCATACAAAATCTTGAACTTGCCAATGAACCAACCATAACTGAAATACCTGATGATACTCTTGCGGATGATAAAGCCAACGAGATATACATTAAAATGGCAGGTGAATATGACAAGGACGATGTTCTGAAAAGCCTGTATGAGCTTGCAAGGTTAAAATTCCAAAGCAGTACGATAACAGATATGAGTGCCGTAACTGATAGAATTAAGAAAGAACTTTGCAAATACGGAAACTGCGAAAGAGTTCCTCTTCCTCTTATGCAGAAAATCGTATCAAAATTTTATGTAGGCGGTGATAATGAACTGAAAATGAAACTTATAAATGGAAAAACAATTACAAGGAGCGTGATTTAAAATGAGTGGAAAGAAAGTTGAAATGATTCCTGCAACACGAAATTTTCTTGAAAAAGACAGAAAAGTGATAAAGAATGTTGGTGCATACTGCCGTGTCAGTACAGATACTGAGGAACAGCAAGGTAGTTATAATTCACAGGTGAATTACTATACAGAAAAAATAAAAAGCACTCCCGGTTGGAGATTTGTAAAGGTATATGGCGATGAAGGTATAAGCGGAACTAATGCAGATAACCGTCCCGGCTTTCAGGAAATGATGCAGGACTGCGAAAACGGAAAACTCGATCTCATCATAACAAAATCCATATCTAGATTCTCACGAAATGTTACGGTCACACTTGAAGTTGCAAGAAAACTGAGAGATAAGGATATAGGTATATTCTTCGAAAAAGAAAACCTAAACACCTTGCATTACACCTCGGAAAGCTTACTTGCAATATTCAGCTCGCTTGCACAGGCTGAAAGCGAATCGATGAGTGAGAATATAAAGATGGGCAGAGAATTCAAATACAAAAATGGTGAATGCTGCTATAACATGGGCAAAGTATTTGGATTCAATCAAGATAGTGATGGAATCGTAACAATCAACGCAGAACAAGCGGTGGTAGTGAAACATATGTATGAAGGCTACTTAAATGGAATGAGTATAGGCGGAATAATAAAGGACTTGCAAGAAAGGAAAATCCCAAGTCCTACAGGAAAGGAAAAATGGAGTCCCGGAACCGTTGAAAGAATTCTTTCGAGTGAGAAATACAAAGGAGACTTCCTTACCCGAAAGACATTCACAGTCGATCCTATTTCAAAGAAGAAAAAGAAAAACACAGGTCAGGTTTCGCAATACCTTATCACAAATCATCATCCTGCAATCATCGAGCCTGAAATGTTTGATATGGTACAAAGCGAAATGGCTCGAAGGGGTTGTATCAAAAAGAATGATAAGAAAAAACATTATGGAAAATATAGCGGTAAATTCCCATTCAACAATCTCATTATATGCGGAGACTGCGGAGCGAAATATAGGCGAACTATGTGGGTAGAGAAAAATGGTGACAAAAAGCATGTGTGGCGATGTGTAAACCGCATACAGGACGGGAAAAAAGCCCACTGCAGACACTCTGTCTCCATAAATGACATATACCTGACCAAAAAGACCGTAGAAGCCATTAACATCATCTACAAAAGCAGGTCAAGGGTAAAGGATATTTTGAAGTGCTCAATAGCATCCCTTATGGGTGATACCGAACAGCCTATGATAACAAAAAATACGGCAAGGCTCGAAGAACTTTCCGACCTTATGCGAGATGCTATATTCAAAAATGCAACAGGCGAAATGACACCCAAGGAGCTTGAGAAAATCTGCTATGAGGTAAAGACGGAATCGGAAAAGTTGCGGAAGGAAAACGAAGAACATGAAATGACAAGGAAAATGAAATCGGCAGAATCATCAAAGCTAAAACAAATCTTCAAGGCAGTAGATGAAATGGCTGAAGAACTGACCGAAATCGATAATACCCTTGTCCGTAACATCATAGAAAAAATGGAGGTGATATCAGAAGA